TGTTCACGACATCGAGAAGGCGCACGCCTTTGTCTACAAGGTAATTGCCCAAGGCAAGGCACGTGCAATTGTTCAAACCATGAAGGAAGAAACATGACCAAGTCAGACAAAATCAGAGAGTATTTCCGCAAGCATCCCGATGCTGACGTGGCCAAGGTGGCCGCCAAGTTCGAGGCCTCCAAGCCCATGACGTACAAGATGCGTGGCCAAGTTCAAGCAGAGTGGCAACCGCCAGCGATGGTGCCTGTGCCGATGCCGAGTGCAGAACATGAGGCAGGGGCCATGGCTGCGGCACTGATGCGCGCCTCTCGGCGCACTGAGCAACAAAGCAAGGCACGCGTGGCCAAGTATTTTGCAGGATTTGCTGAAGAGACGGACATCGACGGCACGCTGAACGAGCGCGCCCAGGACTACGGCAAGTTCAAGGACGGCGCTGCACTGATGCAGGGCATCAAACGACTGCTCGCGGACCACGCAGCCAAGCACGACAAGACCTTTGCCGACGACCAGTGGGAAGCCCTGGAGATGATCGTCCACAAGATGGCGCGCATCGTCAACGGCAACCCCGACAAGGTGGACAGCTGGGTCGACATCGCGGGTTACGCCACACTGGTCGCGGACCGCTTGCAGGGGAATGCACGATGAACCATGACCAATTGGCAAGGGGCTACGACCCCAGGGGCCGGATTGAGGAAGGCTACGCCTACAACCCTGCGCAGCAGCAAGAGAAATTCCACCCAAAAGCAATCCTTGGGGCGTCAGTTGAACAACGCCAGCAAGGGAACGTGACCCGTGAGGTGCAGCAGCTGGAGAAGAACCTTCACATCCTGGCAAGCGTGATTGACGCGCTGGACAACCGCCTGGCGGCTGCCTGCCTCCCTATTCCAGAGACAGCGTCAGGCTTGCGTACATCAGACGGAGGAGGCTGCGCCTTGGCCAACCAACTCTCCGCGTTCAACAGCATGCTGTCTGTTCAAGTCAACCGCATTGAAATGCTCTACCAAGGAGTTGACCTATGAGCGAGCTTCTCCCTCTTCTCCTGATCGTCTGGGTGGGCCTGGCATGGCTCACGCACGTGATCACCTGCATCGCATCTGCCCAGTGGCTGTTCCTGCTGGCCGGCGCGATATTCTTCCCCATCGGCTGCGTGCACGGCACGGGCGTTTGGTTCGGCGCGTTTTAAAATTCTGACAACATAGAAAGAGAGAAATAGCATGAGCGACAAAGACATCATGGTCACCGTGTACACAGAGACCGATTACCGCATCCACATTGACGAGTGGGACAACGGTGGGGTTTGGTTCTCCCTGCGCGATGACCGCGCAAGCATCCACACACCCCTGACACGCAAGGAAGCCCAGCAGATGCTGGCAGGCCTGCAGTCCATCCTGGCCAAGGAAGAGGTGGCAGCATGACCTGGCCATTCCCTCCCTTTCCACTGCCCCCGTATCACGGACCACGGGCCCCGAGCGGGCCGGTGTATCCATCTGACGCAGAGGAAGCACCGCTGTGAGCATGAACACCCCGTTCCACCTGCGCCAGCGGGAGTTCAACACCTTCAACGCGGCCAACCCGGCCGTGTGGGAATACTTTGAGCGCTTCACGCTGGAGGCCATCAACCACGGCCACAGGAAGATCAGCCACTGGCTCATCATCAACCGCATCCGCTGGGAAGTGGCAATGAAGACCACCGGCCAGGACTTCAAGATTTGCAACAACCACATTGCGTTCTACGCGCGCCTGTTCGTCAAGGTGCATCCGCAGTACCGCTTCATCTTCAACCTAAAGCGCATGGACGACGAACCATGGCACGGGGACATGCCGCTATGAGCCGCTACCTTTACTCCACGACGCTGAGCCTTGACGTCGATGTCGACATCAGCGAGAGCGACCTGACCAACGACGACTTGATTGAGCTGTGCAAAGAGCGCGGCATCATTGCCAGCGGGCAAATCATCGAGGACCTGTACGTGATGTTCAAGCTCAAGCAGCACGACGCCATCGTCGAGCGCATGCGGGTGTTTGTGCAGGATGCGAAGGGGGTGGTGCTGTGAGCCCGTTGATTCAAGAGATGGTGGGCCTTGAGCCTGAGGAAGCCCTCAACTACCAGTGGTTTGACATGACGTCGGTATACACGCCGGAGCAGGTCATCGACGGCGACATCCTGGAGAAACCGCTGCCTTTTCCATTCACAGCGCTGGTGTGCGCCTACGAGGACAAAAAAGTGCTCTTGCTGACTAACCGCGTGGGAAAAGTTACCGCAGTGGTTGGTTGGCAGCTGGACAAAAAATCCTATAAGCCCACCACGCCCTTCACCTATGTCGTGGAGAAGGAAGGGGTCTTGTGTCGGAACCTGGACGGCTCGATTCTTGATTATCGTACCGGCTCTGCAACAGGGGCACTGGCCTTTATTGCCAGGTTCCTGGAGTCCATAGACACGCAGCCCGCCACTGGCTACATGCCCATCAAGCGCGCTAACTGGGAGAAAAAAATCCGCCAGAGTAAGGTGCCGACATACGACTGGACCACGGTGGTGATTGAGCCTCGCAGACCACGGCCCGAGGACCAAGGTGGCACGCACGCGAGCCCCCGCTGGCACGAGCGCCGTGGGCACTGGCGCACGCTTAAGTCTGGAAAGCAGGTGTGGGTGAAGAACTGCGCAGTTGGGGACAAGGCCAAGGGTGCCGTGTTCCATGACTATCAAATCAAGGGGAAGACATGACAGAGTTTGAATCCCGCGTCTGCGGCATCCCCTGCATCATCCGCGTGAAGTACTGGGAGGTCTACATCCCCGCGCAGCGCTCCGGGCCACCAGAGCGCTGCTACCCTGAAGAGGGTGGTGAAGGGGAATGGGAAATCCTCGACCGCAAAGGCCGGCCAGCACCGTGGCTTGAACGTAAGATGACCGCGAACGATCACGATCGACTCGACCGTGAAATTTTTAACCACATGGAGAAGCAGTATGAACACGACCACTAAAACCACACGCCCTCGCCGCACCTTTAAAGAAGTGGCCAAGGACGCCTACGAGCGGGGTTTTGCCGAAGGCGTGGACCGCGCAACCAAGAACGCAGAAGAAGAGCTGGACACCCTGGTGAACAGCAACCTCGAGCTGCGCGCCACGGTCATTACCCTGCAAACCAAGCTGGCCAACGTGTCCCTGCGCAAGCTGGCCTGGTCACGGATCACGGGGCTGTTTGGAGGGAAGCCATGACGCTGGAGCAGGCTCTTGAATATGTGAAAGACCTGACCGAAGACCAGCAAAAGGTTTTTGAGCTGGGATTTATCAGTGGCATGCAAAAGCAAACGCAGTCGAGTGTCGACCGCGCAGTCAATGCAGTCGCCGATGACAAACAATACGTGCTGGGCTGGAACGCCGCTCTTGAGATGGCAGCGACCAAGCTGGTGCACGAATTCAAACACGCGTTCGGTGCTGACACCTGCGCGAGCTGGGCAGCATGGCTCAAGGAGCAAAAGAAATGACCTTTACAGAATGGTGGGAACAATTGACCAAAGCAGAACAGAAAGTCATTGGCGAACAAAACGCCAAGTACGTCTGGGAAGAATGCCAGAAGTACACCCTCATGACCATCGAAGAGGCGTGCAAGGCACAGGTGGCCTATGACGAAGGGTTCAAGCAAGGGCGCGAGCGCTTTGAGATCAAGCTGGCCGGCTGGACCCTCAAGCCTGGCGTGCAGCCAGGCATGATCTGGATCAGCGATGCAGGTGGCGAGGGCGGTGACTTTCACATCCACGAGCTGGCGCAGGTCATCGGCATGTTCTACAAGGGGAAGTTTTGATGAACAACTGCCCTCACGACTGGAAGCCCATTTCTGGGCCGGGTATGTACCACTGCGCCCGATGCGGCGCTTTTCAAAGGATCATTAAATGACCATACCACCCGAACTGCAAGACCGCTTGATCGAGGTACTGCGCCTAGCGCACGACAACGCACTAGAGGCGCACCAAGACGCACAGGAACGATACAAGGGATACAAGCAGCATCGCATTGATGCACTTGGAGCTGAAGCCGTGGAGACCGAAATGGTTTTGCAAGAAGTACTGATGCTGAAAGCGAGGGGAGCATGAAGCACAAGCTAATCCTGATTGGCGGGGTGATTGCCTCCGCTATGGTGTCCATCACCATCCTGTGGGGTGTGTGGACGGGTATTGCTTATTTGATGGGGGTGATATGAGAGACGTAGTTGAGATGGCGCGTAGAGCAGGTGCTGTATTTCCCTTAGATGGGAGCTACCACACGTTTGAGCGCCGCGAAGACCTTGAAGCCTTTGCCGAGCTTGTCCGGGCGGATGAGCGTGAGGCGTGTGCAAAGGTGTGTGATGCGCGTTACATGGGCGATAACAACCGCGAAGATATGGAGGCAAAACGATGCGCCGCCGCCATCCGAGCAAGGGGGAACACATGACACGCGATGAAATTATTGCTGCTTGGAACGCTCAAGCAGATTACATGAACACTTGGCAGCATCTTGGAGAAGATGAAAAGCTGGAGTGGGCAATGAAACTAGAGCGTGAGGCGTGTGCAAAGGTGTGTGAAACGTACAACAAACGGCAGTGCTACAACGACGAAGACATGGCGGTAGCAAGCGAATGCGCCGCCGCCATCCGAGCAAGGGGGAACACATGAAAGCACAGCCAACAACGAAGCAACTTATTGAGATGCTGTATGAGCGACTGCCTGAATTGTTTGACCGAGCCGCAGCACAGCCAGCACCTGTGCAGGAGCCTGTGTTTACATACGATCAAGTGAAAGCACACATTCAAGCGGCAATGATGTCAGCAGCACAGCCAGCAGTCCCCGATGCAATTCACCACACTGACACGAGCGAGACCCTTGATTACATCCAAGGCTGGAACGACTGCAGGGCAGAGATGCTGAAAGGAAGCCATGAACCCGTTTGACTGGAAGAAAGACCCGCGTCCGAGCATCTTTATGAAGGACGCGAAGTTTAAGCCAAGACCCGCGCAGACCTACGCCCACCTCACCCCAGAGGAAAACGTCGTGGCCTACAAACAGTTCAGCATCCACGCTCGCGCTCACCCGAAAATCAAGCCACAATTGAACAAACACGAGCTTTAACAAAAGGAAAACCATGAGACCCGCTATCTTCTCAACGGACAACCCCCCACAGCCAATCACCTGCGTAGAAACCCTGGAGTACATCCAAAGCCTGCGCAGAAGGATCGAGGTGCAGAACGACCTGGGGGAGCATCTCTCCAACCAGGTCCTGCAACTCCTGGCGAAAAACAGAAGGCTGGAAGGGGAGGTCGAGAAACTCGCCCTCGACCTGGGCGTCATGGACGGAGGTCCAGGCGTTGGATGGGTCGAGGCACCTCGATGACCCCCTCCCTCCAGGATATTCTCGAAGTCCTCGGACCACGGCCCATGGTCCAAGTCGTCATCCTTACCGCCGGAGGCCAAAAATACGCCCTCATCGGACCCGTGATCCAAGACCCACAAGCCACAGAGTTCGGAGAAGTCACGGAGATCGAGTTCGGCGACCTCCTGCCCATGGAAGTGGCAGCAAAAATGCTGTCCGGCGAACACAAGGAAGCGCTGGGGATCAGTTTGCAGTAGACAGTGGCACGTGGACCACGGTGCCCGGTTGGCAGTTGCTGGCCGGGCATTGTTGTTTGTGGGGTGTGGTGTGTGGGTCACGGTGGACGGGAGATGGGGGTTTACCCTAGGGGAAGGGAGCGGGGATCACGGATCACGGGGCAATTACGGGGTTTGTATAGACTTTTTTAGGGTAAGAGTGTTTTTTTTATTTTTTTTTTGAAATTAGACGTAATAGATGTAATGGTGTAATAGTTCAATGAAATCAATAGGTTATGAGAACACGGTTCATTACACATGGTCAAGAGATGTAATTCACATAAAATGCGCGCGCGGTCGTTTTTTTGAAAAATAAAAACATACATCTATCAAAAAAAGATATATAAAACCCTGAATTTGACTTTGGAGAGGCTCTCGTTGCGTTGGACGTGGGTTTGTTGCACAATGTAGGCATGAACATCGACAAAAACATCCCCCTGCCTGGTGGTGGCGACCCCCGCCAGCGCTACCCATTCGCTGACATGGCCCTTGGAGACAGTTTCCTGATCCTGGACAAGGACTGGCTCAAGAACCTGCGCAGTGCCGCCTACATGTACAGTAAACGGCATCCAGGAACCCGGTTTACCTGCCGCCGGTATGGCGAAGGCTGGCGGCTGTGGAGGGTTGCCTGATGTCACGGTCCGGCACGTCAAAGGACGAGAAGTTCTTGGCCGGTAAAAGCCTGGGCGGGCGACCTGCTGTTGTCGAGGCCCGGGTGACCGCACCGGTCAAGCCTCACAAGCCCCGAGTCCTGACACCCCAGGAATGGAAGTTTGTGGAAGAGTTCTGTGCTGGCGACGGCCACGTTACATTGAAAGAGGCCGCCCTGCGCGCCGGGTACAGCGAGGCTTGGGCAAAGAACCGGGCACGTGAGCTGACCGATCCGGAGATTTCCCCGCACATCGTCGTGGCGATCCAAGAGCGCCGCCGCGAACTGGGCGAAAAGTACGGCACGACCTTTGAGCGCCACATGCGAGACCTGCAGGTCATCCGCGACCAGGCGCTGCAGGCTGGCGCATATGGCGCGGCCGTCCAGGCTGAATATCGGCGTGGCCAAGCCCTGGGCACGATTTACATCGAGCGCAAGGAAATCCGGCACGGCACCATTGACAGCATGAGCAAGGACGAAGTGCAGCGCAAGCTGGAAGAGATTAAGCGCTTGTACGGTGGCGGGTCCGCTGGGCCCATTGTGGACGTGACGCCCAAGCAGATCGAAGAAGAACCCGAAGAGGAAGAATCAGATGGCCCTGAAACCGGAAGCGAACCTGTACAAGAGGGTGCGGGAAAATATCCCAAACTGCCATTTCACCCGGATTGAGTCTCGGGTTAACCTGGGCATTCCGGACTGTCTGCTGGCATTCCCCCATGGGGTGTTTGTCATGGTCGAGCTGAAGGTGGTCAAGCGCGGCCGCAAGGTCAACCTGTCGCCGCACCAGGTGGCCTTCCACATCAAGCATGCCGACCTGCGCTGCCCGACCTACATCCTTGTTCAGTATCACCCGGCCGGCACTGCGCATGCCAGCAAGTCCGAGCTGCTGCTGTACTGTGGCGAGCAGGCCATTGACCTGGTCAACCTGGGCATCGATACCCCCGCGATGGCCCGGTGGCCATGGACGGGGATCAGCTGGGCTGAGCTGCGGAACCATCTTGTGGACAGTTGACTTGTATGCCATGGTTGTGTTATGGTGGCCCTGGGCGAATAGCTCGCCCTTAACCACAGAAAGAGAGAAAGACATGCCTTATGCGACGTTCAGAACGCCGCGCGCTTTACCGCGCGTTAAGCCGACCATTGCCGAAACCCCCCGACAGTGCACAAAGCCGTGGCCTGATTGCCAAGTTGCTAGGCTTTTGGCTGTTTCACAAAATATTTGGCGGGGACAGTTGACAAGTTGATAAAAGTAGATTTACAATGACACCAGGCCGAGCGATCCGCGACGCCGCAACCCAGAAAGAGAGAAAGACATGCAACACATTATTGAAGCCCTTGTAAAAGACCTGGCCGAGCAGCTGCGCCCTATGGTGCGCGAAATGATCCGGGCCGAGCTGACCGTTGGCCACCTGGACCCTGCTGCAGTTGCCGAAAACATCAACCTGGCCCAGCTGGCGGGACACCTGAGCATGGGCGACCTGGCCGCCGAGCTGACCGACAGTCAGCTGACCATCATAGCGGGCGACGTTGACCTGGCCGACCTGGCTAGCGAATTCGACGCGGACAAAATCGCCGAGAACCTGGACATAGATAGCGCGATCCGGACATTTTTCGAAGACAACCCCGCGACCCTGAGCTTTTGAGGTGGCCACCATGAAGACACAAACGAACATCCAAAAAGTGAATTACCTGATGACAATGTACCCAGGTGACCCCTTGACCCAGGCATTTATTCTTGAAGCCGTGCGCCGTTATACGGCCGAAGTGGTCGACGCGGGCCCGCCTGTCGATAATCCCCGGGCGATCATCAGCCCGGCGGCCTGGCATGCCACGGCCAAAGGGATAGCGGACCAGCTAGACCATTGGCGCGACCAGTGACCCCAAGACAAGACCCGGCCGCGTGCCGGGTTTTTTGTTGGTGGATAGTTGACAAGTGGATAAATGTTAGATTAAAATTCCAATCAGGCCAGCAACCCGCCCGGCCGCAACCCAGAAAGCGAGAAAGAAAATGCTTAAGACCGTTAAAAACTCAGGCAACAAAAAGACCGGGCCCATCGCGGTAACCTATCGCGCCGGCGGCCACAATGTTTTCGGCACCTGCCCAAAATCGTGCGCATTGAATCCCCAGGGCGATCACGCGGCCGACCTGGTCGACGCGGATTATCTGGCGGCCGTGCGTCAAGCCGTGCCCCGTAATGGTCAAGCCTGGGCTTATTCCCATTTTGCGGCCGACCTGCTGCCCGTGCCAGCACCTGGCGAGACCGTGATAAATGCGAGCTGCGACACCATGGCCGACGCCCTGGCCGCCGTGGCCATCGGCCGCCCGGCCGTGGTGGCCGCCCCGACCGGCACGGTCTGGCCCTATACCCTGGACGGCGTGCGCTTTGTACAGTGTCCGGCCGAGCTGGCCGACAATTTCAGCTGCGCCGATTGTGGTGGCGGCCGCCCATTGTGCGCCCGTGGGGACCGTGATTATGTGATTGTTTTTGTCGCGCACGGTAGCGGCCAGGCCCTTGTCGGTGCTGACACCCCTGGGGGCTGTTACGGTAACGCGGGCCCGGTCCGCCTGGCCTGGGAGAAAACCAAAACCGGCGGCCACCAGGATGACGCGGCCGAGCTGCAGCGCTTCGCCCGCTCGCTGCCCCCTGGCTCGCTGCTGCGCCACCATATCGTGGGCGACCTGGGCCAGGCCAAATAAATTTATTTTGTTGACTTGTTGACAAGTCCAAAAACATTAGACTAAAATTCAATGACCGGGCGGTTTTGCCCGGTCATAACCCAAGAAAGCGAGAAATCACCATGGCTCACATGATCGACACCACCACCGGCCGCGCGGCTATTGCATACACCGGCCAAACCCCCTGGCATGGCCTGGGCCAGGCCCTGACACCTGGGGCCAGCATTGACACCTGGACCCGTGAAGCCGGGTTAGCTTATGACGTGATCGAAAGCCCGGTCCAGTATTCGACACCGGCCGCGACCGAGCTGCAAACCTGGCCCGCTCGCAAAGTGTTGCACCGTTCGGACACCGGCGCGCCCCTGGCCGTGGTGTCAAGCGCTTATAACGTGGTGCAGCCTGGCCAGGTTATGGACTTTTTCCGCGAGCTGGTCGAGCTGGGCGGGTTTGAGCTCGAAACCGCCGGGGCCCTGAGCGATGGCCGCCGGGTTTGGGCCCTGGCCAGTGTTGGCGACGCTGCCCCCGTGGTGGCCGGTGACCTGGTCAAGCCTTATTTACTGCTGGGCACCAGCTACGATGGCACGATGGCCACCGTGGCCAAATTTACCGCTATCCGGGTGGTTTGCAATAACACCATAACGGCCGCCGTGGGCGGCTACAGTGGCGGCCGCGTGATCCAGGGCGAGCGCGAGACAAACACCGGTTACTTAAAATCGGCCGTTCGGGTTTTGCATTCTGAGCGCTTCGACGCCCAGGCTGTTCGCCTGCAGCTGGGCATTGTGGCCAATTCGTTCGAGGGGTTTTTAGTGCAGTCGCGACAGCTGGCCGGGACCGGCATGGATCAGGCCCAGGCCGATGATTTTGTGGCCGAGCTGCTGCGCCCGTATCATACGAGCGCCCGCCCGGTGACTGAGTCAAAGGCTTATGTCCGCATCATGCAATTATTTAACGGTGGCGCGATCGGGTCCGAGCTGGCCGGGGTAGCCGGGACCCGCTGGGCAATGCTTAACGCGGTGACCGAGCTGGTCGATCATGAGCGCGGCCGCTCGAATAACACCCGTATGGAAAGCGCTTGGTTTGGCACCGGTGCAGCGCTTAAGGCGCGCGCGGCCGAGCTGCTGGCGGTGTCCGCATAACCCCGGCCGCCCTGGTCACCAAGCCCGGCCGCGTGCCGGGTTTTTTTATTTGTTGACCCGGGTTGATTTATTAGGCTAAAATTTCCGGACCGGCCGCCCTGGCCGGGATCAACCCAAGAAAGCGAGAAAGACAATGCCACATTTTGTAGAGCGTGAAGAGCTGCCCGAAGGCGTTACTGTTTTGGTGGAATATGACCCGGACCCCGAGAGCCCGCGCGCCTGGGATAACTTCGGCCGCGTCACCCTGGTGGATCGGTGCCGCTATAACTTTGGCGACGATACCGCGACGGCCGAAGAGCTGCAGGCCATGGCAAAAAATCCGGACCTGGTCACCCTGCCGATTTTTATTTATGATCATTCAGGCATCACGATAAACACCACCGGGTTTTCGTGCCCCTGGGATTCCGGCACGGTCGGAGTGATTTCGGTCGAGAAAGCCCGCGCCCGCGCCGAGCTGGGGGTTAAGCGCTTGGACCTGGCACGCGTGCGTCAAATGCTGCGCGCCGAAGTTGAAACCCTGGATCAGTACATCACCGGCACGGTGTACGGTTACCGCGTGCAGGATTCCGAAGGCGAAGAGTTGGCGAGCTGCGGGGGCTTTTATGGCACGTCGGCCGAAACCCTAGCCGAAGGCCTGGCCGAAGCCCGGGCAATAGTCGAAGCCCTGGACCGTGCCGCCCTGGCCGCATAACCCGGCCGCCCTGGTCACCGAGCCCGGCCGCGTGCCGGGTTTTTTTATCTGTTGACCTGGGAGAATTTTTTAGACTAAAATTTAATCCCCGGCCGGTCCGGCCGGGACCAACCTAGAAAGAGAGAATTTTCATGTCATGTTTTGTTGTCCCTGATTTCCACGTGTCCGCCCTGGTGTCCTGGGCTGTCGCCCATGGTGTCGACCTGGACGCGTCGCCCGATGCTGTCGCCCACATGCTGGCCAGTGCCAACCGGCGCGCTTTCTCCGAGCGCTACGCGGGCCGCTACGATTCCGAGCTGGTCCCGTTTGGCGGCCTGGACCGTTCGGCCGGTGTCGACCTGGCACCGGTGGCCATTGTCAAGGCCTGCGACTGCCTGGACTACCAGACCTGCGACTGGTCGACCTGGACCGATTCCGACGCGTTCGGTTATATGTGCACGATCCGGCGCGCGGCCGTGGCCCTGGCCGATCCGGCCGGTAACCGTTCGGCCAGTGGCCGAGCGCTACCAGGTTATGACGCGGCCGCCTGGTGCCTGGACGAGCCCGAGACCTGGGCCCCCGATCCGGTCCTGGCCGCTCACCGCCTGGCCGCTACCCTGGCCAGCATGCCCGAGCATGAAGTAAACGCGATCCGGGCCGCCCTAGCCGCTACCAGGTGCGCAGCATGAGCGCCCCGAGCCCTGAACAGCTGGCGGCCGTGGCCGCCTATGCCGCCCGGCACGGCCGCACCTGGCGTGCCGACCTGGCGGCCGCCTGGCTGACCGGCCGTGATGCCCGAGAGCCTGATGGGCACCTATTGCGTCAGGTGCGCAACACTTGCGGGCCCGCCTGGCTTGCCGCTGTCACTTTGGCCGACCTGGCCGCTACCAGGTGCGCAGCATGAGCGCGCGCCTTCGCCTGGTGCAGCTGGTCCGCCTGGCCGACGCTGGCCTGGTGCGTGTCGTCTGGTCCGCTACCTGGTCCGAGTATCAGGTTCGCGCCCTGGGCCCTGATGGCCGCCAGGTGGCCGAGTATTTTACCGACGACCGGGCCGACGCCCTGGGCACGGCCGATGCCATGCTGGCCGAGCTGGCCGACCGTGCGGGCCTGGCCGCCTAGCGCGCTGGTTTCACCTGGTCCAAGCCCGCCCTGGTGGCGGGCTTTTTTGTGCCTGGTATCGAATTAATCGTATGTATACATCCGATCACCTGGTTGAACCCGTCCGCCCGCCTGGCGGCCGAGCCTGTCCCCTGGTCCTGGCCGATTGACGCGTGGTTAATGCTGCGCGTATCTGATGCCGCCTGGCGTGGTCCGTGGCCCGTGATCCGGGGCCCGCCCGCCCTGGTGGCGCGCTACCTGGTGCGCGCTTAGCGTGTCTGGGCACATAATCCGATAATCGATTAAAAGATAATCCGATAATCATTCTCCGATTATCTTGGAATCACTTAGTGATTATTCGATAATCCGGCCCGCTACCTGGTGCGCGCATTATCTTTCGCTGCACCAGCTGGCGCACCATAATGCGCGCTCGCCCAGGTGGCCGCCCGGCCGCGCGCCTGGTGCCTGCGATCCGCTCGCCCAGGTGCCCGCCCGCCTGGTCCCTGGTGCCTGGTCCCTGGTGCGTGATCCGTGCGACCTGGTGATTGATCCGCGCGCCCTGGCCCTGGTGCCTGGTGGCCGCGCGCCTGGGTCCGTGGCCCAGGGTCCGCGCGCCCTGCAGCGTAAGTGAGTGCCCACTCACCCCGGGGCCCGAAAAACGGGCCGGGTCGCGGGCTACGCGGGCTTTAGCCCTGTTTTACACGGTAGGTTTCACGTGAAACAGTTTTGGGCCCCAGGCAAAAAGGGCCCCCTTTGTCAGAAACCGAAATG